TTACCGTCAGGTGAAAGGACGGAGGGCGGAATGGTTACAATCTCGGGTTCGAGTCGGACTGGGAGATACTTTCTAATATCCTTGATCATCCAGATGGTCTTAAGAAGCCCGAAACGAGCTGTTGGTCTTAAAATCCAGATGGTGCGGTTTTGTCCGCAAGGGATATGAAAGCATTGGTGAAGTCCAGACTCCAATTGGAGAAATTTGTACCAAGTTAGAATCATGATTGTCGTTATTATACCGATCGATGTAACGGTGTAAATAAGGACATTAGATTCAACTGGGCAATCAATAATACTTGGGTACTGAAAAGGTCTGAAAACTACTATTGGGTAGATCAGATGGTTCAGTGAAGTTTTACTGAAAGGTATAACCAAAGTGCCATAGGCACTGCTCTTGAAAACAAAGTCTTCAACAACAGTGTAGGAATAGCTTAGTGAAGGGATAGTAGTCTCAATCCATTGATAGCACCAGGTGTAGGATCCGATAGTAAAACTTTCGGAAACGACAGTGAAGTAACTATCAAGATATGGAAAAGAGACAGCAGCGATAACAAGTCCAATGGTTATGGCTGAAAGATAATGATACAAATATAAATGACCAAAGTGGAAACTCGACACAAATTCCTGAGTGGAGTCCCATAAGGCGTCATGGTATGAAGCTTCATCGGGAAGGAGAAAATCCCATTTATTCGTAATGTGATTATAGGCTACGGAAGCCTCATCAGATTTAAAGGCACCAGCTGTCGGCAAATAACCATAGGAAAAGATGTTTGATCCAAGTTGTGTTGAAGAACACAATAACTCTCGGAATTGAGAAGAGTTAAGTTGGTCCAAGTCATCTATAGCCATGATATCATGTTCGACAGTGGGTTTAGAATCTGATGTACTGGTGTAATAGGCATGATCTTTCATGGTCCGGATTTGGCGATTGCCATGTGTCCCTTTACGGGTGTCCGAATTAGAAAGATTAATAGCGAAAGGTTGTTTTCCGCGGTGCACTATATTAGTAGTAATCCAGTGACGTGCAGCAGTTCTTCGTTGGGCAGCGTAACGGTGTGGGTTCGAATTGATAACAGCGTGGCCATGCAGCCCGAAAGGTTGTGCAGCACAATTATCTCG